TTAGTTGATAATTGATATTGTGTCGACAGCCGCATTGTCTTTTTGCTTCATTTTTTTAGTGATATGAATGTAAATAGCTTTTGTTATTTTGTCGTCATGGTGGCCTAGACGGCGGGATATCTGTTCTGCTGACATAGTTTCTGCCAGAATCGATGCGTGTGTGTGGCGCAACTTGTGCGGAGTTATCTCTCTGCCAAGAACTTCAGAGGCGGCTGTCTTCAAGTGTAGGTTATAGGTTCCATAGGATAAATAGCCGCCTGTCTTCAAGTGCGGCATAAAAAGTGTGCTTTTAATTCCATTTTCAAACATTGTTTCTTTTCGCCAAAGTCTGAGTTTTTTTATAAGTAAGAGAAGCTCAGGTTGTATATGAAGATTTCTGATTGAATCACTTGTTTTGGCTGACGTTGCGTATTTGGTTGCAGGGTAGTAAGTCTTGGTAACACGAATAGTTTTGGATGTAATATCCACGTCTGAATCTTCAAGTGCCACAAGCTCCCCAATCCTCATGCCTGTAAGAATCAGAAAATAGGATATATAGTAGTCCTGCCAGTGGTTATTGCATATAAAGTAATTAAGTAATTTTGTTATCTCATCATGTTCAAGATATTCATTGCTGATGTCATATACCTCTGGTATTTCGTCGGAGCTCTCTTCGCTGATATAGTCGAGTTTTAATAGTATATCATGATTTGAGTGATAGTCGTTTTTCACCCCCCATTTTAGAGCGAATTTCAGATATTTTATATATCCGTTTATTGTGCTGATTTTTTTACCGGTAGCAAGAAGTTGATCATATATATAGCGGGGAGAAAGTTTGTCAACGAGGACATCATTACCGATTGTGCTTACACAACGATATATATATGATTTCTCAGTAACAATTGTACTTTCTTTCCTCTTGCACTGCCGCAATGATGCTATATAAGCATCAGCCAGCTCCCCTAGCGTTGTATCTGATCGGACAGGAGAGGAAGTTTCGGCTTTCTCAATCTTCCCGGCAAGGATCCTTGCCGCCTTGTTTCTGTTCTGCGGTGATGCCTTAGGCATCGTCACAGTGACCTTCTTCACCTTCTCTGTGAGCGGATCTGTGTACCTCTCACAATACTTGACTGTTCCATTCTTCTGTGTTTCACACCACATAAAATCACCATCCTATCTAAAAATAGGCATAAAAAATAAGCCTATCAAAAGTGGAAGGCTTATGGTATAATATAGTTTGCGATCACTGTTATTCATAAGCCTTCGGTTTGTGGGTAACTTCCCTCAGGTGTACCCGCACCTGGGGGATTTTTTTATAATGTGAAGATGATATTATTCATCCTCATCATCTGTCTCATCCTCTGTTGAATATTCAGAGGTATATGCTTCAGAACTTGACAGTGACTGTCTGTATTCTTCAGCAAGCATTGTTCTGTTGAACTCTGCAGTAGGGCAGATCTCATTTACAAGTTCTTCAAGTTCATCTATTGATACATTAAAGAACTCTTTTCTAAGATTTACCTTGTTTACTCGGCGATCATTAAGTCTCTTGTGAAGTTCGGTTTCAAGACCAGAAGCGTCATCAGAGAAAATAAAGCTGTGTACATCAAATTTGAACGGAACAGAAGCATCTCCAAGTTCATTAACTCTATCCTGTGGATTTATTCTTCTTGTCATTCCGACTTTGAATACATTCTCACCAAATGAACCCAAGTTACTGATAATATAAACATTACCAGCCTTACCATTTTGCAACTTTGCTATTTCATCCTTTTTGATTGTTACATCTGCAAGCTGAGCCTGCAGTTCAAGGATACGAGCTTGCAGAGCAGCAAGGGCTTCACCCTCTGAAGCTTCCGCCTGTTCTTTAAGGGAAGATATCTGATTCTCATATTTTGACTCTTCAAGCTCCACTTTTTTACGTTCGGCCTCAAGGGCCTTGCGCTCCTCTGCTTCCTGACGCATCTGCTCTTTGATTGCAAGCTGTTCTTGCTTTGCCTGTTCTTTCTTGACGTAGTAGTTATACTCTATCTTTGCGGCATTGATGAAAAGATATTCCATTTCACCTATGAACTTAGTAAGAGTTCCGGCAATTGTTTGATTACCTTCAGCTGCAATCTTTAGATACTTAGCACAGATATCTTTTATTTGTTCAATACCGTTGTCAAGCTTGTCATATTTTAAATTGTACAAGACGTTCTGCATCTCAGATTCCAGCCCCTTGACAATGAGGTCGTAAATCGTTTTGTTGGCTTTAGTAGTGTATCTGATAGCATATTGCTGTCTGAGAGTGTCAATGGATTTCTCGTTTTCTCTGTATGCTTTTCGCAAGCTTTTTATATCCATACAATGTAATTTAAGGATAACAGATGGGGCAATGAGATTAGCGTCCTCAATATCTGATTGGCTAATTCGGCATTCATTATATGGAATGTCAGCAGTGATGAAGTTATCTAATGCATATTCAATACTGCTGTAGATCTCCTTAGCACGAGAGATCTTTCGCTCCTGGGTCGCTACTGATTTTTGCAACTTATCATCTTTCGTTTGGAGTGTAGCAATATCTGAACGTAATTTATCTATAGTGGCAAGGCTTTCGGATATTTCGGCATTCACCTGATTAAGCTTAGCCATTGACTGCTGATGGTCATGCACCCCTAAATCTTGCATAGTCTTATTCATGTCTTGCATTGCTTGATTCATCTGAGCATTCTGAGCCGCAAGTTGGGCATTCTGTTGAATAATTTGTTGATTGGCTTCCTTTTGTTTCTTTTCGTCCAAGGTCTTCATTATCATCAATACTATGCCGCCGATTGCTGGAAGTATAAGAAACCAGCATGCGCATAGAATAGCAATAAACCATGTACTTAAATACCATTTGTTTTCTTGTTTTTGATTCATCGAATCTCTCCCTTCATTTGTTAATTATTTTTGCAACCCATGTGCATAAGCCTCAATAGAATCTGCAGACTCCTTGTGAAAGTCATCCCGATCTATATGTCTGCAAGCATGGATATATGCCTCATTCAATTGTTCTGTTGTGAAGCGTGTATTAAGAAACACAGTATATGAACCATCTTCATTACACGTCACAGTTTCTTTTACTTTAGTTGCTTTCATATCAAGATACTGAACATATATATCATCCGTCATTGCTATCCCCTCCTTATTTGATTATTTACGCAATATATATATCAAAAACAGTGGGATGTTTTTTGCACAGCATTATTTATTATCTTTATTTTTGAGAGCCAAGAGCATACTCTGTACTATCTCTAAATCTTCGGGTTTGGCATCCCTTGCGGCATCGAAGAGAAGAGAGAGCTGTTTGTTCTCGAATATCTCTTGTGCTTTCTGAGCAGTTTCTTCATCAAAATAGTAAGATGGTTTTGAATCACCTTCAACAATCAGATCCCCAGGTTCAACATGTAAATAATTTGCTATATCTATAATCGTATCGAGTTTAGGCACTCTTGCTCCAGAGCACCAGCCGGATACAGTAGATTTGTCATAACCCAATGCATTCACCATATCGGACTGAGTTTTACCATTAAGATTAAGATAATATTTTAATAATTTTGCGAATTGGTTAGTTCCCATCTCTTTCACACTCCTTTAATATTGATTATACTCATTTTGTGGAATATAGCAATGCAAAAAGTAAAAAAAGTTTGCAAAATGTATTGACAGTTTGCAAAATGCGGAGTATTATTCAAGTATGCTCAATGAAAGGAGATGATAGTTTTTGCTGCCAATTAAAATTAAATTAGCTGCCGTTAGAGTAAATGCAGAGCTTTCACAGCAGGAATTGGCTGATAAAATGGGAGTATCAAGAGCTACTATAGGCAGTTGGGAAAGCTACAATACTAAGATGTCTAAAGCAGATTTGTGTCTCTTTGCAAGCATTTGTGGATTCCCAGAGGAAAATATTTTTTTACCATATGAGTTTGCAAAATGTGGACTAAACGGATAAGAGAAAGGAGATGAGAGCAATGAGCAGAGCGGTCAAAGACATACAGGTAATAGGTGTCAGGGAGATTGGCCGGTTGCCGTACATAAGCAAGGCGAAAATGATGAAGATATTTGAGATGTCATTATCTACAGCAACCAGACGTATAGCAGATCTTGACAGATATGTCCAGTCTGGCAGATATGGACCATACACCATACTGGATGGTGCCGGAGTAACAAGGGTCAATGTGCTTGCCTTGGTGGATTATCTGAAGTACAAGAAACAGCTTGACGCTGGCAGACGAGTGCCGCCGTTCGACATAAATAAGGTAGCAAAAGAAGCCGTCATAAACTGGGATGAATTAGATCCCTGACAGTAAAAAAGCACCTTTGGAATAGCAGTTCCGCCGGTGCATAGAAAAATACTCAATAAAATCATAGCAGAAAAGGGGAAGAAAAGCAATGAAGAGGAGAAACACAGACACAAAGACTGTCAAGGCGGTGAGCCTTGTAATAATGAGCATTTTGTTTTTGTTGTTGGCATACAACATCATATTCAATGCAGAAGTGCTGCTTGCACTGCCGACGGTAGGATTGGTGGCGTACTTACTTGGAACTGTGTTCACAGAGCTGGGGCTTTATGGAGTGCTTGAGCTTATGAACAGCATTGAAGATGCCAGAGAGGAATAGAACATGGTTGAGATGAAAGTGCTCGGAAGTCATGAAGAGTGGCTTAGGGCAAGAACCAAGATAGGCGGTTCTGATGCCTCGGCCATCTTTGGGATGAGCCCATACAAGACAAACGTGGAACTGTTTAAAGAGAAAGCATACGGCATAGAGCCGGAGGACATATCAGATAAGCCTTATGTCAAGTATGGAACAGAGGCAGAAAAGCATCTGAGGGAGTTATTCAAGTTGGATTATCCACAGTATCAAGTTGGATATGTGGAAAACAACATGTTCACGAATGATAAGTACCCATGGGCGCATGCAAGCCTTGACGGATGGCTTATGGACCAGGATGGACGCAATGGTGTGCTTGAGATCAAGACCACAGAGATCCTGCAGTCAAGTCAGAAGAAAAAATGGGATAACAGAGTGCCAGATAACTATTACATACAGGTGCTTCATTACTTGATGGTGACAGAGTTTGAATATGCGGTACTCAAGGCACAGCTCAAGTTTGAAATTGATGGAGAGGTATATTTGCAGACCAAACACTATCCGATAGAGCGGTCGGAGGTAGAGGATGACATTCAGTATCTTATTGATGCTGAGAGAGAGTTCTGGGAGAGCGTACAGGTGAAGAAAGAGCCGCCGCTGATACTTCCGGAGATATAGGAGAGATGCAATGTATTACAACGAATGTCCACAGTGCGGTGCTTGCCTGGACCCGGGCGAACACTGTGACTGCGAGGAAGAGAGACAGCGACAGACACAGCGTATCATGTCGATGATACGTGAGAACAAGGAGAGTCACCAGATGGAGCTGGTGCTGAATTAGGAGGTTTACATGGAATTAAGAGTTAATGAGGTAGCGATACCAGAGAAGATTGATTTTAACTATGAGGAGCTCAAGGCTGAGCTTACATCTAAGGTCTCATTTTATGAGACGCTTGTCTACACAGATGACCAGATCAAGGACGCAAAGGCAGACAAGGCCAATCTGAACAAGCTGAAGAGAGCCCTCAATGATGAGCGCATCAGAAGAGAGAAAGAATACATGCAGCCGTTTAATGTGTTTAAGGCTCAGATCAACGAGATTATAGGCATTATAGACAAGCCTATAGCGGTGATAGATGAACAGGTCAAGGCATTTGACGAGAAACGCAAGATCGAGAAGCAGAAAGCCATTGAAGAGTTGTTTGCGACTATCGGCTTCCAGAACTTCGTAACGCTTGAGAAGATACAGGATCCTAAGTGGTTGAATGCTTCGGTATCAATGAAGAGTATCGAAGATCAGATGAGGTCAAAGATGTATGAGATCGGCAACGGAGTGCTTACACTCAGCCAGCTCCCAGAGTTCGGATTTGAGGCTACAGAGGTATTCAAGGAGACATTAGACATCAACAAGGCCATCTCAGAGGCTAAGAGGATGTCAGAGATTACCAAGGCAAAGGCTGAAGCTGAGGCAAGGAGAAAGGCTGAGGAAGAGGCACGAAAAGCAGCAGAAGAGGCAAGACGAAAGGCTGAGGAAGAGCGCAAGGCACAGGAAAAGGTTGCCGAGGAGCAGAGAGCCGCAATGGCAAAGGCTATGACACCACCTGAGGATGCACAGCCAGCACCAGTAGAGGAATCACAGCCGGAACCACAGAAGATGGTAGTCAAGTTTGAGGTTGAACTTACAACGGATGATGCAGCAGCCTTGAGAGAGTTCTTCCAGAGCAGAAATATAACATTTAGAGCGATTAAGTAGGAGGTAACAAGATGATTAAGTCAGAAACAGGAACAGTATCAATGAGAGGAACAACACCGGTTCTTGTATCGGAGTTGGCATTTATGGTGAAGGGAATGAGAGAATCCTTTGCTAAAGAGTATGGAGAGTCAGCTGCAGAAGAGCTGATAAGCAGAGCAATGGAAGCATCCAGAGCTGAGGGAGACCTTGACGAGATTATGAAGGGGCTTATAAATGATACGTTTGACATATTGTCCAAAGCAAGAAGCAACAGGGACAACACAGGGGAAATGCCACAGGCTCTGAAAGAGGTACTGCGCAAGATGTTAGAAGATACGATTATGCATTAGGAGGATCAAGATGATTGTATTAAATAAAGGTTCAGTACAGTTGGAAGGGTCAACAATAATGTTGATCGCTGAAATGATAACAGCCATAAGCGGAGTGCGATCTATCGTTGAAGAAGATTTTGGAACAGATGTGGCAAATCAGTTTATAGACAAGGCTGTAGAGATTGCAAAGCAGAATAACAGCGAGATTGATATTTTAGAATTGGCAACCGAGTTAGCGGAGGTAAGAGAAAATGGCAGTAAATAACAGTTTAGTAGCAAAAAGTAAAGCACAGCAGAATCTGGGAATTACAGAGTATCTTACAAAAGATGCAATCAAGAACCAGATCAACAAGGTGGTTGGTGGCAAGAATGGACAGAGGTTCATATCTGCTATCGTATCAGCATATAACACCAACCCTACACTTCAGGAGTGCACGAATCAGTCGATTCTTTCAGCTGCACTTCTCGGTGAGAGTTTACAGCTTTCACCATCCCCACAGCTCGGACACTATTACATGGTCCCATTCAACAATACAAAGACTGGTGTCAAGGAAGCTCAGTTCCAGATGGGATATAAGGGATATATTCAGCTGGCTATCCGTTCTGGTCAGTATAAGAGACTGAATGTTGTCGCAATCAAGGAAGGGGAGTTGGAATACTTCGACCCACTCAACGAGGATATCAAGGTCAATCTCATGGTTGATGACTGGGACAAGCGTGAAGAGGCTGAGACAATCGGCTACTATGCAATGTTTGAGCTTGTGAACGGATTCAGAAAGACAATGTATTGGAGTAAGGCTCAGATGCTTGCTCATGCGGACAAGTATGCACCGGCATTCTACAAGGACGCTGGAAAGGTCAAGACAAAGTACGGAGAGAAGCAGAGAGTATCATTTGCTGACTATGAAGCCGGTAACTATGATCCTCGTGATTCTTGGATGTATTCATCGTTCTGGTATAAGAACTTTGATGGCATGGCATATAAGACAATGCTCCGTCAGCTGATCAGCAAGTGGGGAGTAATGAGCATAGAACTTCAGAAAGCATTTGAGGGTGACATGGCAACCTTGGACGCTGAGGGACATCCTACATACGTTGAGAATGACAATGATGAGTATGTGGAAGCCACAGCAACAGAGGTGAATGAACCAGAAGCACAGGCTCCACAGGCAGAGCCACAGGATACTCAGAACAATGCTCAGAATACACAGAACAGTGTTCAGAATCCACAGCCGACACCGGCAGAAAATCCACAGCCAGAGATGAACGCTGCCGAGGCGGCACTGTTCGGAAGTTTCAAGTAGAGGTTACATTAACATTACATAATACATCACAACACGCAGCGTAATGTTTTAGCATATATCCCTGTTGCTCTTATTTTAAGGGCGACAGGGGGAAAGGAGCATTGATGGCTTGGAACAGGTCAAGAGCCAAGTACGGCAACAGGAAGGCTGTAATAGACGGCATCACATTCGACAGCAAGAAAGAAGCTCAGAGGTATACAGAGCTGAAACTTTTGGAGAAAGCTGGCAAGATAACCGGTTTACAGCTCCAGCGTGAATTTGAACTGATACCAGCTCAGAGAGAACACACGAATGAGATCTATGAAAAAGGACCCAACAAGGGCAGATTCAAGCCAGGGAAGCTCTTGGAGCGTAAGTGCTCATACATAGCGGACTTCGTTTACTGGGATGGATTTGAAATGGTTGTGGAAGATACAAAGGGCATGAGAACAAAGGAATACATCATAAAGCGTAAGTTGATGCTTTATAAGTATGGAATAAGGATCAAGGAGGTGTGACATGGGTGGCAGAAGCAAAATGGATAAAGCTGGCAACAGATATATTCACAGATGACAAGATTATGCTTATATCTGCTCTTCCCAAGGGAGATTCAATAATCCTCATATGGATTAAGCTGTTGTGCCTTGCGGGGCGCATGAATAATAGCGGTGTATTTGCTCAGGGCGGTGTGGCATATACCGCTGATATGCTTGCTACATTGTTTGGACAGAAGCCAGCCATGGTAAAACAGGCCATAGATATATTTGCAATGTACGGCATGATTGAGATTGTGGATGGAGTGATCACAATTCCAAATTGGGGTAAGTACCAGACGCTTGATCAGCTTGATAATAAAAAGGCTTACATGAAGGATTACATGAGAGATTACAGGGAAAAACAGAAGAGGTTAACAGGTGGTGTTAATGATAAGTCTGATGTAAATGGTTGTAAAACTAACTGTAAAACTAACAGTAAAGCTAATGTTAGCCGTACAGATATAGAAATAGATATAGAGAAAGAGAGTAAAAAGAAAAATACAAAAGAAAAAGGCGGGGAGACAGCACCAAAGTCTGAACCAGTGTACAGCGATGATCCAGAGCTTAACGATGCCATAGTAGAGTTCATCAAGTTTCGTAAGGACATCAAGAAGCCTATGAGTGACAGGGCCATAACGCTGATGATGAACAAGCTTGAGTCGCTATCACACGATAAGCATGAACAGGTACAGATTCTCAATCAGTCGATAATGCAGGGATGGACAGGTCTATATGCGCTTAAGGATGACGGTAAGAGCCGAGGACAGCCACGGAACGTGAATCCAAATGGATTTGCAAACTTCAAACAGACAGATCATTCTGAGCAGCTTGGACAGCTTGAGAAGATGCTGGCTGATGAGCTGAATAATAAATAACACACGAAAGGAGCCGAACCTCCGGCCGGGGTAATGCTATAGCGGGTTCCTGAGAAGTGAATGACATACAGAGAGTTTTTAGAGAGCAAGATAGAGCTTGCTACTGACAGCGGCTTTGAGGTCGATAAGAGCCGCATAAATAAAGCCCTAAAGCCACATCAGAGTGATGCGGTGGCATGGGCGCTGAAGGGTGGACGTAGAGCCTTGTTTGAGTCGTTTGGGCTTGGCAAGACTGCACAGGAAATAGAGTTTTGCCACCTTGCAGCAGAACATACCGGCGGTAGAGCGTTGATTGTATTACCGCTTGGAGTTAAGCAGGAGTTCACAAGGGATACTGTAGAGCTCCTGGGCTATGAGAAACCTGAATATTGCCGAACCATGGAAGAGGTTGAGACAAGCACAAGTCAGATCGTTCTGACGAACTATGAGAGAGTGAGAGACGGAGATATAGATCCATCGTATTTTGCGGCAACCTCACTTGATGAAGCATCCGTGCTTAGATCATTTGGATCTAAGACATACCAGACGTTCCTTGACAAGTTCAAAAATGTACCTTACAAGCTCGTAGCGACCGCTACACCATCACCGAACAAGTACAAGGAGCTTATACACTATGCTGGATATCTTGAGGTAATGGACACAGGACAGGCACTTACAAGATTTTTCCAGAGGAATTCAACAAAGGCAAATAACCTGACACTGTACCCAAACATGGAAGATGAGTTCTGGCTGTGGGTTTCCAGTTGGGCATTGTTCATCACAAAGCCATCGGATCTCAATCCAGATTATTCCGATGACGGCTATGTGCTCCCTCCACTGGATGTGAGGTGGCACGAGATACCAATACACTACGGAGATTCAGTTGACAGGGACGGCCAGATGGAGCTTTTCACTCAGGCTAGTACAGGACTTAAAGAAGCCGCAAAGATCAAGCGTGAGAGCATAGATGCCAGAGTCGAGAAGATGAAGGAGATAGTTGATAGCTCTCCGGAGGATCATTTCATTCTGTGGCATGACCAGGAAGCAGAAAGGCACGCTATCAAGAAAGCCCTGCCGGAGACAGTGGACATATACGGATCCATGGACTACGACCTTAGGGAGCAGAGAGTCATAGATTTTTCCAATGGCAAGACAAGGCTATTTGCCACCAAAAAGTCAATCAGTGGTTCAGGCTGTAACTTCCAGCGATTCTGCCACCGGGAGATATTTGTTGGCATTGACTATGAGTTCAATGACTTCATACAGGCGGTGCACAGGTGTTACAGGTTCCTGCAGCAGGACACAGTAGTAATAGACATCATCTACATGGAGAATGAGCGGGAGATCAAGGACGCACTGATCGAGAAATGGAAGAATCATAATCACATGGTCAAGAAGATGATCGAGATCGTGAAGAAATATGGCCTTGATTCGGCAAACAAGACGGAGAGATTGGAAAGGAAGATGGGTGTGGAAGGTACAAGAGAAGAGAGAACAGTAAGAGGCAAGCATTATGAGGCTGTGTATGGCGACTGTGTGGAAGAGACAAGGGCAATGGAGAGTAACAGTGTTGACTTGATACACACATCAATACCATTTGGCAACCACTACGAGTATTCAGCAAATTATAACGATTTCGGACACAATCAGGATACAGAGAGGTTCTTTGACCAGATGGACTTCCTGACACCGGAGCTTTTGAGGGTGCTGAAGCCGGGAAGAGTGGCGGCCATCCACGTTAAGGATAGAGTGCTGTTTGGAAATGCAACAGGCACAGGCATGCCGACTATTGAGCCATTCCACGCTGACTGCATAGAACACTATATGCGTCATGGCTTCCAGTATTTTGGAATGATAACAGTGGTTACGGATGTTGTAAGAGAAAACAACCAGACATACCGGCTCGGATGGACTGAGCAGTGCAAGGATGGCACCAAGATGGGTGTGGGATGTCCGGAATACATTTTGCTGTTCCGTAAGCTGCCAACGGACCACAGCAAGGCATACGCTGATGAGCCGGTTACTAAGTCCAAGGATGAATACACAAGGGCACAGTGGCAGATAGATGCTCACGGATACTGGAGAAGCTCCGGAGACAGGCTGATAAGCAAAGATGAGCTTGAGGGTGTATCTGTGGATAACTTACAGAGAGTGTACAGGCAGTACAGCAGAGAACACATATATAACTATGAGGAGCATGTGGCACTTGCAAAGTATCTTGATACTGACGGCAGGCTTCCAGCCACATTCATGGTGGTTGCTCCGGGATCTTGGAATCAGCTTGAGGTATGGGATGACATAAACAGGATGAGGACACTCAACACGACACAGAGCAGACGAAGGGCAACGATGCACGTGTGCCCGCTGCAGCTTGATATTGTTGAGAGGATTATCAACAGATACAGCAATCCGGGCGATGTGGTATACGATCCGTTCGGCGGTCTTATGACGGTACCGATGATGGCGGTCAAGATGCACAGATTTGGCAAGGGATGTGAGCTTAATCCGGATTACTTCAGGGATGGTGTTGGTTATCTGCAATCTGAGGAGAATGAGGTTGATTCACCGACGTTGTTTGATTTCTTAGAGGTGCAGCCATGATAAACGGAGAACTTATAGTTGATAACTTTGCCGGAGGTGGTGGAGCATCAACAGGGATTGAGATCGCTACAGGCTACAGCGTTGATATAGCAATCAATCATGACCCGGAAGCCATAAGGATGCATAAGGTCAACCATCCCAACACAAAGCATTATTGTGAGAATGTGTGGGCGGTTGATCCTGTGAAAGCCTGTGAGGGACACCCGGTAGCTCTTGCCTGGTTCTCACCGGACTGCAAGCATTTCAGTAAGGCCAAGGGTGGAAAGCCAAAGGATAAGAACATCAGAGGGCTTGCATGGGTAGCCTGCAGATGGGCGGCGCTTGTGAGACCGAGAGTGATCATGCTGGAAAATGTTGAGGAGTTCAAGACATGGGGGCCGCTCAACCGAGGACATCATCCAATCAAGGCAAAACAGGGAGATACATTCAGGCAGTTTGTAAAGCAGCTCAATGAGCTGGGTTATGAGGTACAGTTCAGAGAGCTTGTGGCGGCAGACTACGGAGCACCAACAAAGAGAAAAAGGTTCTTCATGATTGCAAGGTGTGATGGTGTACCTATCATGTGGCCAAAGCCTACACATGCACCGGCAGACAGTGAAGAGGTCAAGGCGGGTCTGCTCAAGCCTTATGTTGGAGCATATACACAGCTTGATTTCAGCTTACCTTGTCCGAGTATCTTTGATACATCAGAGGAGATCAAGGAGAAGTACGGCATTCGGGCGGTGAGGCCACTTGCACCAAAGACTATGCAGAGGATTGCAAGAGGGCTGAAGAAGTTCGTTCTGGATAATCCAGAGCCGTTTATAATTCAGTGCAATCACGGCGGTGAGAGAAAGCCACAGGATATAAGAGATCCAATGCCGACAATCACAGGCAAGCACGGATATGGAGTTGTAGAACCATATATGGTTCAGATAGGTCAGACTGGATTCTCTGCAGATCGTAGCAAAGATGTGAGAGAACCACTTACAACTATTGTCAGCAAGAATGAGCACTGTCTAATAAGTCCTACACTTATTCAATATCATTCGGAGACCAATTCAGACGAGGTGCGAGGTCAAGGCATAGAGAATCCGATCATGACAGTGGACAGTTCAAACAGATATGGCCTTGTGACTTCGTTCCTCAGCAAGTTTTACAAGACAGGGATAGGACAGGATGAGAGAGAACCGCTGCATACAGTGACAACATCAGCCGGACATTTTGGAGAGGTCAGAGCATTCTTGATTAAATACTACGGAGAGGGTACAGGGCAGGATATAGAACAGCCGCTTGACACAGTGACATCAAGAGACCGGTTCGGTCTTGTAACAATCCAAGGTGTTGAGTATCAGATCGTGGATATTGGTCTCAGAATGCTTGAGCCAAAGGAGCTATATGGATGCCAGGGGTTCCCAGATGATTACATCATAGATCATGACAGCACAGGTAAGACATATTCAAGAAGTGAACAGGTTAAGAGATGTGGAAATGCAGTCTGTCCACCTATACCGGCGGCGATGGTGAAATCAAATCTTTCGGAGCTGTGTGTAAGGAAGAGGATGCCAAACATGAGGATAGGCGAAGAAGAGAACGGACAGTTGTGTTTTGTATAGAGGAGGCTTTTAATATGGCGAAATTTTGGAAAACGAAACGACATGAAGATACGACCGAAAAACGTCAGCTACTTAAAGATGATATAGATTTTTTGGTCAACCTTCAGAGAGAGATGAATACACAAGATCATTTATGTCAGGCTGACCCACGCTATTGGGTAATACGCGACTATAGAAGAATATATGGAGATGAATTGAATAATCCAGATGGTGTTTGTTTGTATGACGAAAATGCGTGTGAGGTCATATATGAAGGAGAAATGCACTGTTTAAGAAGAGACGAAGAGCAAAAAAGTATGATTATCCAGAGCTTGAAGGATGCAGGTAAGTGGACAGAAGAGTTAAAAGATGCCATGGATGATGCATATAGCATTGAAGATCTTGAAGATGCGCTTTATGAATTGGATATCAGCGTGAGCTACTATGAAGAATATCCGGTGGATTCTGGTATTTTCTTCACACATGAGGCTGCTGTGCAACATTTGAAGTCAAATGATTATCATTATGGCGCAAAAGCACACACATATGCTGAGACTGCATGGAGATCACGGGAAGAGAGATTGTGGAACATACTGCAAACAGTTGACTGGTCAAAAATACAAATTAAAGCCGAGTAGAAAGGAGAACACATGACAGAATTTGAGATAGATGCAACATTTAACACCATCTGCCGACCTGGGCGGGTGGTGAGAATACTCACGAAGAACGGAAAAGAGGAGAATGTCCCTATAAGGGTTTGGAAGCGATGGACAATCATCAAGGTATATGAGCACCATGTACTGATGCAGAGTGAAAAGGGCTATCATGAGAGCTTTGGTAAGTGGGATATACGTAACATGATCAGGAATGGAGGGATACGATGGAAATAACACCAGTAAGAGAAGAAGACTGCCATACATGCAAATACAGAGGTAGAGAAATACCATGTAGTTCATTTTGTAATAACTGTTCTCAAAGTACAGGTAATTGTGAGATTGTGAAAAGAATGGTTGAGAAGTTAGCCGAATACGAGGACTTAGAGGAACAGGGCAGGCTTATCAAGTTGCCTTGCAATATTGGAGATGATGTATGGTTTGTCCCGAGCCAGGCGAACTATAAACTCAACATACTGAACCATCAAAGCAAAGCAAACAGAGTTTACCATCAAAAAGTTGCAAAAATTACATTTAGCATGAATGGTTGGTATCTGGAATGTGATAAAGACTTGGAATATGCAACAGGCCACATTTTTATAGACAAGATGTACAAGGAGACTTGGTTTCTAACAAAATCTGAAGCCGAGGCAAAACTGAAAGAATTGGGAGGTGGAGAGAATGAGTGATAAGCAGACCAATGCCGACAGAATAAGGAATATGTCGGATGAAGAGTTGGCGGAATGGCTTACCAATATGTGTGATTTTGAAAAGAATGAAGAGCCTTATAAGTCAATTTACAATCTTGACACAGAAAAAGAAGAGGAAATCCATGATAGTTACGGAGATTTATTAAAATGGCTTCAATCAGAAGCGGAAATAGGAGAGAATATGGACAGATATTTGTACAAGGCAAAGAGACTTGATAACGGAGAATGGGTACAGGGGTACTTGTTTGATGATGGATTTGAAAATGGAAGAGTATTTATAGGTGGTCTTGTTATTGAGAAATACACAGGGACTGCTTGTGATGATTGGACTATTTCTGGTTCATGTTTCTGTGAGGTTGATAAATCCACAATCTGTCAATGCACAGGCTTAAAGGACAAGAACGGCAAGCTGATATGGGAAGGTGACATTATTTTGTTCCAACGAGATAATGATGATTGTCCATTCCCGGACAAAGATACAAAGAAAAGACTTGGAAAAGTATTTTATAAAGATTTTAGGACAACTTTTGCTATCGAAATGGGAAAGAGTGGAAGTGGGTCTTTGAATGATGATTTATGGAAATATGTTCAAAACGGAAATCGAGTTGAAGTTATTGGCAACATATTTGATAATCCAGAATTGATAAAGGAGATTTGAGCAAATGGTTAAAAGAAAACTGTATAAATGGATGTTCAAAAAGATATACTTTAGAATTTGCAATATCGAACAGGGATTTTTCATGGCAGGATACATGGACAGATCAAACGACTGTATCAGATTGGAGAATCTGCTGAATAAATACAAAGAATATATTATTTACTAGAGAGGTGATACATAATGGCCAAATGGAATATAGACACAGTTCCCAAATGTGAAAAGGGAACTACTTCGGATGAGGTTCTTGTAACGATAGAAAAAGCCTCAATAATAACAGGTGAAATATACAGTCGAGTTGTTAAGGCGGTATATATCCCACATCACAATTGTTCGTTGGAAGATTTAGAATGGAACGTGGATGATGATATCTTAGATGGGTGGGAGTATACAGAAGATGGGATTTCTTGGTGGATCCCACAGGGCTGGTATGAAGTGCATGATTATTGTGATAATTACGAATACTCAAAGATTACAGATAAGGTAGTAGCCTGGAGAAAGTTGCCAAAACCTTATGAACAGAGAAAGGAGACTATATAGAATGGCATACGCAGGCAAATGCGATAGATGCGGCGGGTTCTACGACCTGCCGTTTGAACACGGAGCAGCGATAAGGGCAAGTATGTTTGATATGTTCGAAGATGTGACGGGATCAAGAGATTTATGCCCGGACTGCATGAAGAAGCTCCGAAGCTTTCTTGACGGGGCAGAGCTCAATGATTCGGGAGTGATAGAGAATAAAGGACAGATAGGATTCAGAATGAAGATGGATCCAGACAACCATTTGATGAACAGATTCATGCGGAAGGAGTGATGGGATGGCAAAGTCAGATAGAAAGCTACACGAAGCAAGAATGGCGGGTGCTGCATGGCTGATGAATGTCATCAAGACACAGGGTATGGAAGCCGCAGAGAAAGAACTCAAGGTCAGAGGAGCCATGTTTGTTCCGCTTGAGGTCAACCAGAAGCAGCTTGACGAAGCTGTGTATAAAATCAAACTGAATACAATAGATTGTATTTTGATAATGAGTTGCATGGTACTTCGAGATGAATTTGATTTTGGACAGAAGAGGCTTGAGAGATTCTGCGAAAGATTTAATTTAAAGACTGATGCGCTGTGTGATGAAGAAATTATCTGGGATGATCTGATACAGACACTAAAGGAAGAAACAGGCTTGGATTTCACCATCCGGGAGAACAAGTAGGAGGTGAGGCGGTGAAAGCGAAAGAGTATTTGAAACAGGTGGAGCTTCTGGATGTTAAGATCAGGCAGAAGAAGATAGAGCTTGCAGGACTCAAGGAAGATGCAACCTGTACAGGGGCATTTGATTATTCGGCAGAAAAGGTGCAGACAAGCGCCAAGGCTGATTCTATGAGCAATAAGGTGGCAAAGTATGTTGACCTTGAGAAAGAGATTCATGAGGACATAGAGCGGTTCACGGAGCTCAAGCATAAGGTCATAGGACAGATACATATGCTTGATGACATAACATACATGAAGATCTTATTTAAGAAGTATATAGAATTTAAGACCTTAAAGACTATAGCAAAAGAAATTGGGTATTCATATGATCGGACAAGGCATGCTCATGGATATGCCTTGTTGGAGTTTGAAAGAGCGTGCTTAAATGAGAAAGTCGACACACTTTAGCACAAAAAAGCACACTTTAGCACAAAAAAGCACACTTTAGCACAACATAGCACATTGTAAACGTGGTATACTGCAATGGTAAAATTATATTGATTCATAAGGGACATGACTGTTTGCCATTTCGGTCGTGTCCCTTTTCTTATGCCCAGTGGTTGTACCTCCCCTTGTGAAAAGTGAACGCTGATCTCTCCCCACTGGGCTTTTTGTTTGAGGTGAGATATGAGTAAGATTAAAAGGTTTGAGGTTGTGAGGCCTGAATATAGTTTTGAATACATACATCCAATACTGGGTAGATTGGCTTTACCGATAGCCATGATAAAAGTGATGGTTAGGTGCACTAAGATATACAAATTTCAGCCAACTATAAAGCTGGGTGGAGAGGTAATAAGTGTGTGTAAGCCGTTATACAAGATTGTGATTCCGAAGAGAGTGAGAAAGTAACAGAAAGAAGGTGTGACATTATGGCAAAACTGACAGCTAAACAGCAGAGATTCTGTGATGAATACTTGATTGACCTTAATGCCACACAGGCAGCTATAAGGGCAGGGTATTCACCGAAAACAGCTGAACAATTAGCGTATCAACTACTTCAGAAAACTTCAGTTCAAAACCATATATCTGAACTACAGAAGAAGCGTGAAGAACGCACAGAAATAACTCAGGATAGCGTATTACATGAGCTTGCACTTATCGCATTTGCAAAGGCATCTGACTATGCAAGAGTAGTTGAAAAGGATGCCATGGTAGAAGTTGATGGGAATATGGTCCCGGTACTTGACGAGGACGGCAATCAGGTGAAATACAGGACAGTAGAGCCTATCCTGACGGATGAACTTACAGAAGATCAGAAGAAAGCTATTGCAGTTATAAAAAAGGGTCGAGACGGCTTTGAAATAAAGCCTTACAGCAAGATACAGGCATTGGAGCTCCTGGGTAAGCATTTAGGTATGTTCACAGAAAAGGTGGAAGTGAAGAATACCACACCGAATGTATTTGAGGGGCTTACAACCGAAGAATTGAAGAAACTTATTGATGACGTTTGATAGACATGACCCTTTATTACAGCAACAGCTAAAAATAGAGCTATCAAGGAGAGAGTTCTGGCAGTATTGCAAGCTGACCTCTCCTGACTTCTATAGTAACGACAGAGTGTTCTTGCATGATCTTGCGGATAAGCTGCAGTGGTTCGTAGAAGAAGCAGAGCAACAGATAATGGTGGTGAATATGCCGCCAAGACACGGAAAATCACGAACAGCTACTAAATTTGTTCAGTGGTTATTTGGTAAATATGGTATAGACAAAAAGGTTATGACAGGATCATATAATGAGACCCTGTCAGGAACATTTGCAAAGGCTGTCAGGGATGTTATAGCAGAAAAGCCTACAGAGGGCATTCTGACATATGGAGATATATTCCCTGGCACAAAGATAAAGTATGGGGAGGCTGCAGCACAGAAATGGAGCCTTGAGGGCAGTCAGCAGGCTAATTACCTTGCAACTTCTCCGACAGGTACAGCAACAGGATTTGGCTGTAATATCATGATAATAGATGATCTTATCAAGAACAGTGAGGAAGCCTACAATGAATCAGTATTGCAGAAGCAGATTGACTGGTTCAACAATACAATGCTCTCCAGAACAGAGAATGATTTTAAAATCATCATAATTATGACAAGATGGTCAACAAAAGATCTTGCCGGATATGTACTTGCCAACTATGACAATGTAGTTCATATCAATTACAAGGCAGTACAAGACGATGGGACAATGCTCTGTGAGGCTATCCTGTCATATAAGGATTACAAGATAAAGACCAAGAATATGAACAAGGATATAGTCCTTGCAAATTACCAGCAGGAGCCTATAGATGTCAAGGGCAGACTATACAGTCATATCAAGACATATACGGATATTCCGAGGGATAGCAAGGGTAATAACCTGTTCAAATATATATTGAATTATACAGATACAGCAGACACAGGTAGTGATTACCTGTGTTCTATTTGCTATGGCATGTATGAGAGTACATATTACATACTTGACGTTTTATACACAAAAGAGCCAATGGAAGTTACTGAACCGGCAACAGCTCAGATGTTGACAAATAATAACGTTGGTAATGCTTTAATAGAGAGCAATAATGGCGGTCGAGGATTCAGCAGAAACGTTATAAGAGAACTAAAAGCTCTGGGGAATACCCATACTAAGATACAGTGGTTCTTTCAGTCAAAGAATAAGACATCAAGGATCCTGTCAAACAGCACAGGAGTAATGCAGAACGTTCTCTTCCCTGTGAATTGGGAAGACAGATGGCCAGATTTTGCGGAAGCAATAAGGAAGTATCAGAAAGAGGGTAAGAATGCTCATGATGATGCTCCGGATGCGCTGACTGGTGTATATGAGAATGATAAGCCTAAGGGAACATGGCTGGTATAGAGAGGTGAAAAAATGCTAACCCCTGACGAGATAAAAGAATTGATAGACAGTGACCGCACATCAGAAAAAAAGCAGTTCGCCCGGACAGGCGAAAGATACTATGACGGCGATCATGACATAAAGAAGTATAGATTGTTCTATTACAATGCGGACGGCGAACTGGTAGAGGACAAGACCAGAAGCAACGTGAAGATACCACATCCATTCTTCACAGAGCTGGTTGACCAGTGCACCCAGTACATCCTATCAGGGGATGGCATTGTAAAGTCCAACGACACTGAACTGCAGAAACACATGGACAAGTATTTCAACAACAATGATGAGTTCATGTCTGAGCTTTCTGACGCTATCACGGATATGCAGGTCAAAGGCTTTGCGTATATGTACGCATACAAGAACGCCAAAGATATGATGTCATTTGCCAATGCTGACAGTATCGGAGTTATTGAGGTAAGAGCTAAGGACACAGATGATGGCTGTGCATACACGATTTACCACTATACGGACAGGATAGACAAAGGGCACAAGACTATTGAGAGAATACAGGTCTGGGATGATAAGCAAACATATTATTATGTTCAGGTTAATAATGGGGCGGTGGTGTTAGACGATACTGAACCAATCAACCCAAAGCCTCATGTACTTTATACAAAGAGTAATGGAGATAAGGCCACCTACTTCGATGGATTTGGCTATATTCCATTCTTCCGGCTGGATAACAACAAGAAGCAGACCTCAAGCCTTAAGCCTGTAAAGCCACTCATAGATGACTATGACCTGATGGCCTCAAGCCTGTCAAACAACCTCATAGACTTTGATTCCCCACTATATGCTATCAAAGGCTTTCAGGGAGACAACCTGAATGAGCTTCAGACAAACCTCAAAACAAAGAAGATCATAGGTATAGGTGAGGATGGTGACGTAGATGTCAAGACTGTTGACGTCCCATACCAGGCAAGGCAGGCTAAGCTGGAGCTTGATGAAAAGAATATATACAGGTTTGGCATGGGGCTGAATACCGCCGGACTCAAGGACACATCAGCAACTACGAATATAGCCATTAAGGCGGCCTACTCATTGCTTGACCTTAAGGCAAAAAAGATAGAGAAAGCTCTTAGAAAGTTCTTGAGGAGGATAGTAGAGATTGTCATTGACGAGATCAACAAGGCTGAGAACAAGGCATATAAGGCCGAGGATGTTTATTTTGAGTTCGCTCATGAGATTATGAGCAATGCACAGGAAAATGCACAAATAGAACTTACAGAGGCTCAGGTAAGGCAGACAGAGATCAATACAATACTTAATGTTGCAAGCATACTTAATGATGAGACTATTATCAAAGCTATCTGTGATTGGCTTGATATTGATTATGAGGAGATCAAGGACAAGCTGCCTAAGAATGAGGAGGAGAACACGGAAGAGGCTCAGAAGGTGCTTGATAACATCAATACAGATGTCGAGAACGGAGGTGGAGCAGATGGAAAATAAAAGATACAAGATAGATTTAGATACAAGAGCGGTGAAGATGCCGGCTGGCGAGGTCATCGGTGTATATCATGACAAAGATGTAAACCGGCTGACATTTGAAGTGCCGGCAACGTATAAGGGCATAGATCTCACTGAATATCAGATATCAATCAACTATGTGAATGAAGAAGAGCAGAAAGATGTGTATTTTATAGAGAATTATACACTCTCTGATGATGCAAGCATTATAACCTTTGATTGGCTTGTTGGTGCTACTGCATGTACAGTGCCGGGCAATGTCGGCTTCACTGTATGCTTCAAGAAGCTTGATAGTGAGGGTAACATCATCAACGAGATCAACACCAAGCTCACAAGAATGAAGGTTCTTGAGGGCTGTGAAGCAGTTGAGAGTGAGATTGAAGAGCGGTATATGACAGATCTTGCAGGACAGCTTTACAAGGAACTTGATGAAGTAAAAAAACATGGCAGTGATGTCAAAGGAAGGCTTGCGGCGGTCATCACTGAGAAGGGAGTGCCGACCGCAAGCAATGAATCTTTTGATGATATGATTGCTAATGCGAAAAAAATTAGTACAGGAGCGTATGGGATGATTATTAATACATCTTTATATACAAAACCATATGGGTATGTATGCGGCATATATGGATTATTGCCAACAGAAACGGAGGTTAGTTGATGGGATATACTGTACAAAGAATAAGACTGGGAAAAAAAGAGGCGGATTCAACGTTTTACAATGCGGACGTAAATGACGCAAAAATGCAGGAGATTGCGGCAGCCCTTGGCATGAAACTAAATATTGTAGAGTCTAACACTACGTGGATATTATACATGGGAGATGATGAGCACAACACAACAGGTTTTAAGTTTAGTCTTTCTGGAGCTAATCTGATTATGACAACTGTGATTCAGGGGGCTACTCCGTCCGCATCTACATATTGTTATTCGTATAACATGAGTTTGACTAGATCAGCCAATAGTGGTGCGGCTAATGCATTTTTGCATTTTGTATCATGCAAAGAAGGAGTGGTATTTGGAATTGGAAGTTTCAGCGAGGGGGCTAACATTACTGATCTATTGCATATCGTACTGCCTGCAAAAGACTTAAAAACAAACGAAAATAGAATAGCCTATATATCATTCACTTCCGCAAGATATATCATTTATTCTGATATAGATGAAACTTCTCATTATGCTCAGTCATGGAGTCAAGCTAGTAACATACATGATGTTGTAAGTCTTGCTCAATATGTATTTCCTGCAGGGTATCTTGCTATTCCGTCAGCATATTATGTGTTAGCTGGGCCAGATGTTACATTAGGTGTTTCTGGTGAAAGTTTTATTATAAATGACCAAGAGTATTTCATTCCAGGCAATACAGGTTCAATTTGGAGAATAGCTATTGAACTGCCAAATTTAGAACAGAGTTAACATATGAATAAAGCACAAAAGCAAGTAATTAAAGCTCAACTGAATAGAGAAAAGCAGGCAATCAAAGAACTCAAACAGGTATATCAGCGGGCATTGAGAGATTGTGAGCAGAAGATAAGAGAGCTTTCAGAACGAACTGATATGGAGAATCTGCAGAGCATCATCTATCAGAAACAGTATCAGGAGGCTTTGAAAGCGCAGCTTGAGGGTGTTCTGAGTAACCTGCAGTCTAACTCATATGCAACTGTGTCTGACTACCTGACGAAGTGCTACAGAGACGGATACACAGGCGTCATGTATGACCTGCAAAAGACAGGTATTCCAATCATCATGCCGATAGATCAGGCGGCAGTTGTGAGAGCTATTCAGACGGACAGCAAGCTCAGTAAGTCGCTATATGACAAGATGGGCGAGGATGTGACATACCTCAAGAAAGCGGTCAGAGCAGAGGTATCAAGAGGCATTGCAAATGGCTCAACGTGGAATGAGGTGGCTGGTAAGCTCTCAAGACACATGGCAAATACTCCATTTCAGAAGGCTTATAACAACTCTATCCGCATTGCGAGGACTGAAGGGCATCGTATACAGGTACAGTCAGCGCTGGACGCTATGTATATTGCAAAAAGCAAAGGGGCAGATGTATTGAAACAGTGGGATGCCACTCTTGACGGAGCAACGAGAGAACATCATCAGATGCTTGATGGACAGATCCGGGAAGTCGATGAGCCCTTTGAGGTTGGTGGTCGTAAGATTAAGGCTCCTGGAATGTTTGGAGATCCGGCAGAGGACTGCAACTGCCGTTGTTGCTTATTGCAGAGAGCAAGGTGGGCGCTGGATGATGAAGAGCTTCAGACTCTAAAGGATAGGGCAGCATACTTTGATCTTGACAAGACAGATGAGTTTGAGGAGTACCAGAGAAAGTATCTTGAAATAACTCAGGAAGATATACAGAAGTATGATTCTCAGGTTTTATCCGCTTTGTTGGCAGATAAATACTATGGTGGCATCCCAAAGTCATGGAAAACAATTGAGCCTGATGATAATGCTGTAGAGAATGCAAACCCTAACTATAAGCATTATTCATATGATGGGTATTCAATGAATTGCCCAAATTGCGCAGTTGCGTATGAAATGAGAAAACGAGGCTATGATGTAACGGCTAAGCCATATAAGAGTGGTGGCAGTCATTACCTGAATGCTAATCCATGGGCGGCATGGGACGGAGCAGAGGTAAAAGAGGTTTACTCATATAGCGATATGGTTGCTATAGCAAAAAACAGCGGTGATGGAGCAAGATTTGGAATATGTTTTTCAAGATTTAATGGAACAGGTCATGTAATAGTTGGGGAATACAAAAACGGAATATTAAAACTATATGATGCACAAACTGGTAAAGCATATGGAAGTCTTGACTTTGGCAGAGTTAAGGATGTAAAATTATGGAGAATAGATAACCTTAATCTATCAGATAGAGGAGTTACAGCTTGTGAAAGAAGGTGAGCCATATGATGAAATTTGAAACAGCATGCAAAACAGCATATGATACGTTAAAATCGGATAATTTTGTTGGGTTCTACCTTGTTGTGGATATTGGTGATAGATGGGTGTTCTTTGGTGGAAATCCTAATGAAGTGTACTATGGAGTCAGGACCGTCAGTGTTGAAAAAGACTCAGGTAAGTGTGCTTGGTTTATGGCTCAGTCCGAAGAGAATAATGATAAACTGGAAAGGGGAATAGAGGTAGATTTTCCAAAGAATTTCAGATACAAAGCATCCTGACGACAGGGTGCTTTTTTCGTGCAATTAAATAATCAGTAATTTAGATCATGGTAAAAACATGGTCTTTTTTTATGCCCAAAATCGGCTTAAGGCAATAAAACTGTGACCGATAAAGAATAACTCCGGCAAGAGTGATAACTGCCATGTGTGGCTACGATTAAAGCCAGAAAGGATGGAACAATGGAATTAAAGGAACTGTTAGGAGAAGACCTGTATAAGCAGGTACAGGCGAAGATTGACGAGAAGAACAGCACAGAGACAGATAAGCTCAAGCATGTAAGATACACAGATCTGTCCGAGGGCAAGTACGTCAGCAAGGAGAAGTATGATTCAGAACTTGACAAGCTCAACACACTGATCACCGGCAAAGACACGGAGATTGGCAATGCAAATAAGCTTATTGAGGACCTTAAGAAAGCTTCTAAGGGTGATGAGGGCATGCAGCAGAAGATATCAACTTACGAGACTGAGAATGCACGGCTCCAGAAAGAACTTGAGGAGACTAAGGTCAATTCGGCTATCAAGGTAGCATTGCTTGAGGCTCATGCGGTTGATACTGATTATATGACCTATAAGATCAAGGCGGCTCTCAAGGAGAAGAATGAGGAACTGAAGCTTGATGATGAAGGTCATATCAAAGGTTGGGACAATATGCTCACAGACCTAAAGACACAGTTCCCGGCTCAGTTCACAGCTTCATCCGGCTCAGATGATGGCGAGAGGCACATCATTGAGAATAGACTGCCAAGTGGGAATCAGGGCAATACGAATGCAGAACCTAAGGACTTGGCAGAGGCATTGAGACAGAAATATGAAGGGGACAATACCCAGTAATAAGTAGAAAGGAATGGTGAAAACTATGACAATGACATTAGAGGAAATCAAGAAGGGTATGAGTGATAAGGTATTCTCACAGATCGTGGATATCTTCCTCAGACAGTCAACAATACTTCAGATGCTCACATTTGATGACTGTGTATCAGCATCAGGTGGTGGCTCAACAATGAAGTACAAGTATCTCAGAAAGGTACTTCCAGCAACAGCAGAGTTCAGAAAGATAGGTGGCTCTTACACTGCATCAGCGGCTACTAAGCAGGAGTGCGAGGCTAATCTTGCAATCATGGGCGGAGCTGTTCAGATGGACAGAGTGCTCAATAGAGTAGCAGGCAACTTTGACAATATGGCATATCAGATAGAGGAACATATCAAGGCAGTGGTAAACCTCTTCCACTATACACTGATCAATGGTGATGCAACTACAACAGCATCAACTGATCACCCTGAGTTCCAGGGACTTGATTCCATGCTCGCAGGAACAACGACAGAATACGGCACAGACAAGGCTATTGATCTGTCATCTATCACAGCAATCAAGTCTAATGCTGATGAGTTCTATGAGGCACTGAGCCTTCTTGTCAAGACCACAGATGCTGATGCGGTGCTCACTAACACAGAGATGATCACCAAGATTCAGACAGTGGCTCGTATCCTTGGATACAAGACAGAGAGTGAGGAAGCATTCGGAAAGCGTGTCACTACTATTGATGGTGTCAAGCTTGTTGATATGCAGGACTATTACACTGTAAGCGGCGGCTCTGCAACTGCTGGCCATGTTGTCAAGAAGGGACTTTCAAGAACCATCGCAAAGGAGAGTTCGGCAACAACAGGTCTTACAGACGTCTATGCAGTCAAATTCGATGTTAATGATGGATTCCACGGAATCAGTCTGAATGGTGGTTCTGTAATCGATCAGTATCTTCCAAACTTCAACGAGCCTGGTACAGTCAAGGATGCCGAGGTTGAGATGATCGCAGCTACAGTCCTCAAGAATACACAGCATGCAGGTGTACTCAGAAATATCAAGATTGCATAAGGAAGGATGGGTGATTGAATATGGCAACAAAGGAAACGAAGACAGCAAATCAGACAAGCGAAGTTATTGAGCCTGTAGTGGCAGAGTCAAAGACAGAGAGTGAGCCTACAGGCTGGATAGTATCTGTTAATAATAGCGCTGCTTACTGTGGAATTGGCGCCGGTGGTGTCCAGTTCGCAAACGGAAAGGCAGAGATTACATCTAAGCGTATGGCAGATTGGTTCATGGAGCATGACGGATATACTGTTATCCCTAAGAAGTAAGGCGGTGGTCATATGATCATGACTGTCGATGAACTTAAGAAGTATGTAAACACCGAGGAGAAAGATTCAGTGCTTGAGGCTAAGCTTCAGGCACTGGAACTCCTGATCAGAAAATATACAAATAATAATTATCAGGACAGGAACAGGCGGTTTGTGGCTCCTGTGGACGCTGTGACAGGCTTTCAGTATGCATCTGAGCTGTTCAAGGTTGGCGACACTATACAGGTGTCAGCGTCACGCTACAACGATGGCTTGTACACCATCAAAGCTGTGGATATGGACAATGGACATATAGAGGTGAATGAGGAGCTTGTAAGCGAACCGGTCGCCATGGTGACAAAGATAGTATATCCGATGGATATCAAGCTGGGAGTTGCAAACATGCTTTCATGGGACCTGAACAACCGGGATAAGGTCGGTGTACAGTCTGAGACCATCAGTAGGCATTCTGTGACTTATTTCAACATGGATGGTGATAATTCCATCATGGGATATCCAAAGTCACTGCTTGGCTTTTTAAAGCCATACATGAAAGCGAGGTTTTGAACATGAGAGGAATAGGCGGAAATGCAGTTGCAGATATACAGGTCAAGAGCATAACCAGAAACGAGATAGGTGAACAGGAAGTTGCATGGGTGTCAGAAGATACCTTGACCGGCTGGCTAGACCTCTCAGGCGGTGACAGTAAGTACACAACATATAATGCCAAGGTGCAGGAATCAACGCACATGTTCATAGCTGATTATAAACGTCTCAGTGACATGATCAAGGCTGAGAACAGCCGTATGGTGGTTAATGGTCAGGTATATGACATCATGCTGATAGATGATCCGATGGGGATGCATGAGCAGCTTGAGATATATCTGAAGTACACAGGAGGGCAGTAATGTTCACAGACAACAGAATAAAGGTTGAGGCGGCTCTGGATGATGCTGTTATTGCATTCTTGTACGAGGCAGCCGGAGAGGTAGAGGCACAGACTAAGAGAGCACAGACGAGAGTAGACACAGGACAGACCAAAGGAGCATGGACTCATCATGTTGATGAAGATAAGGGCGAGGCTGTTATTGGCAATCCTCTTGAGAATGCTATCTGGGAAGAGTATGGAACAGGTGAATACGCACTGAAAGGTAATGGACGCAAAAAAACATGGGTCTATAAGGATGAGCGTGGCAACTGGCACACAACTCATGGTAAAAAGCCACTCAGACCCTTACAGAAAGCCTTTGACAAGACCAAGAGCAAGATCATCAGGCGACTTGGCTCTATTCTCAATCAGACGTTCAGTGAGTAAGGCGGTGATGACGAATGACGACAGAGACATTATCATATATCAATAGCGTACTCACAGATGAGCTTGAGATTCCATACGCATTCATGGAGTGGCAGGATGACTCACCAGAGGCATACTTTGTTGGTGAATACTCCGAGGGGGATACTCCTGAGGAAGATGGATGTCAGGAAATAACATTCATCATAGATGGATTCACAAGAGGCTCGTGGTTCAGCCTGGAGAAGTACAAGCAGAAGATAGAACAGAATATTGAACGGACGGCAATTCTTGCAAGTGGTGCGGGGGTTGCCGTTTTTTATGGGAATGCGTCACCGATTCCAACAGGGGATGCAGACCTCAAACGTATACAGATCAATTTGACTATTAAAGAATATAAGAATGGAAGGTGATTATATCATGGCAGATACATTAACTTATGAAGAGTTTAAGTCATCCGGTATCACAGACAAGACACCGAAGAACATTGTGTTTGGTGCCGGAACGATTCACAAAGGGCTCAGGTATGACGCATCAAAAAAGACATGGAACTTTGCTGAGTCTTTGATCGGTGCAACATCCGGCGGTACAAAGCTGTCAATCAAGCCTGAGCTCAAGGATATAGAGGTCGATGGTGCATCAGTTAAGGTTAAGGAGTTGGCAGTTAAGATAGGCGAGACAGCACAGATGGATACTAACATGGTGGAGCTGTCGCCTGAGACGATCAAGATGGCTATTATTGGACAGAATGGCACATCAACAGCGGAAGGATACGATGTGATCGAATCCAAGGCAAGAATTGAAAAGGATGATTACATTGAGAACTTCGGATATATTGGAAGATTCTTAGATGGTCGTCCTGTTATCGTGATCTTTGACAATGCGCTCTGTACATCAGGTCTTGAGATAGAGGGCAAGAACAAAGAGAATGGCACATTTGCGCTGACTGTTGAGTGCTATGCGGATCTGTCACCGGCAGCTGATACATTGCCATACCACATCTATCTGCCTACCGGTACGACAACGGAGCAGGTTCAGCAGTCTATAGATTCCAGTACAGAAGTAACAGACTAATTGACATAGAAAAGGAGAGATAATCATGGGAACAACCGAGATAAAAAAGAATAAAGATGTAGTAGAGAATACCGAAGTAGTAGAAGATGCCGAGGCAACAGAAGATGTGCAGGAGATCAAGCCATATACGCTTAGGAATCCCAAAGCAACAGATATAGCCGCATTCTTGAAGCTGTTCAGTAAGCTGGGAGTAAAGGACTTCAAAGACTCGTTCAGCGGCAATGGGTTCAAAGAGCTTATAGCCAAGGAGCGTGAGAAGGCTTCTGGTGATGGTGAGGATGATGAGGACACATCGAAGTTCCTTGAGAATGTGGGTATTGGTCTTGCATTCGAGCTTGTAGATGTGATCCTGACAAAGCTGTCAGACTGTCAGCGTGAGGTATTTGTCTGCCTGTCACACCTGTCAGGAATGACAGTGGATGAGGTAGCAGATCTTGACCTCTCTGTATTCACACAGATGTTGTATGATGCGGTCACACTTCCAGGTTTTGCGGATTTTATCTGGGTTGTTTCAAACTTGTTCAAGAAGAGACAGTAGGCTATCTCAAGTTCATGGATCTGATATTTCGCAGATATGCGGATCCGTACACTCTGCTTGATACGATGATAGACAATCAGAGCTTTGATGAGTTTGTATGCACGTTTGTGCGTCTTGACGATGATGATAAGCTCTGGGATATGTATATTCACAAGTGTTGGGAAAATATATCATTCAATGACTTCAAGGCAAGGCTGTACGGCACATCAGGTGGCGGTTCACAGCCAGTCAGATCAGGGGCATTTGAGAGCAGAGGCGAGCTTGAAGCAACCATAAAGGATTCTATGTCAATCATAGAAAATTTTAAGCCATAGGGGCACACAGAACGTGTGTCTCTATTTTTTTATTATCGAGGAAAGGGGGTAGACCCTTTTGGAAGTATTTAAGATACTGGGAAGAATCGCAGTATCAAATGAGGATGCGAATGAGAAAATTGAAGAGACTGGCGACAAGGCAGAGAAGACAAGCAAAAAGATGAGTTCTGTGTTTGGCAATATCGGCAAGTTTGCGCTCAAGGCAGCAAAGGTAGCCGTTGTTGCGACAACAGCTATGGCCACTGGAATAGCTGGCATTACTGCTAAGGCTGTAAGCGAGTATGCGGACTACGAGCAGCTTGTTGGTGGTGTTGAGACACTGTTCAAGGACAGTTCAGATAAGGTTGTTGAGTATGCGAATAATGCATATAAGACGGCGGGGTTGTCGGCGAATGATTACATGGACACTGTAACGAGCTTTTCAGCTTCGCTGTTGCAAGGTTTGGAAGGCGATACAGCGCAGGCTGCCGAGTATGCGAATCTGGCCATAACAGACATGTCAGATAATGCCAATAAGATGGGCACCAGTATGGAGATGATTCAGAACGCATATCAGGGCTTTGCAAAGCAAAACTACACCATGCTTGACAACTTGAAGCTTGGTTATGGTGGTACTGCATCTGAGATGGCAAGGCTTATCAATGATTCTGGTGTACTCGGTGACACCATGACTGTGACAGCAGATAACGTCAATAGTGTGTCATTCGATAAGATGATTGAGGCTATTCATGTTGTGCAGACTAACATGGATATAACAGGCACTACCGCAAAAGAAGCAGCCACGACAATACAGGGATCCATCGGCATGGTGAAGTCCGCATGGGCTAATCTGCTCATAGGTATGGCAGACCCATCTCAGGATATGGGAGTACTGATGAATAACCTTGTTGATTCGGCTATGGCTGTAGCAGATAATCTTGTACCAAGGATAGCCGATACACTGCCGAGGGTGGTTACAGGTATATCAAGTCTTGCACAGAAGCTGGCACCGTACATACCGCCTCTTATTGAGCAGTTACTGCCATCGTTGATACAGGGAGCGACATCGTTGTTGTCTGAGGTGGTCAATAATCTGCCCGGAATACTTGAGACATTACTGCCCGGCATAGGTGGGGAATTGGGACAGTCGATATCAACCGCTCTAAATTCTGTTTTTAGCACTCTGACATCGATTTTACCATCGATTCTGCAGTTGGTGGGACCTGTGCTGACAACACTGTCAACACTGCTTAATCTGCTTTTACCACCGATGATGCAGATTATTCAGGCGGTTTTACCGCCACTTACGAATCTGATCAATATGCTTTTGCCGCCGGTGACTCAGATTATTCAATCTTTACTGCCTGTTTTGATGGCTATTTTGCAGCCTATACTTGAATTGTTACAGCCGTTTTTGGCTATGTTGACACCGATTATCGACTTGGTAATGCAGGTAGTCACGCCACTGACAGATCTTATCAATATGATATTACCACCACTGGCGGAAATACTTTCGATGCTGATGGAAGATTATCTAAATGTGCTGAAACCAATCCTTGAATGGTATTGTAAGATGCTTTCAGGAACGCTTAAAGCTGCCATCAAGTTGATAGTTACAGTGATCAATAACTGTAAAGAATCATTTGCTGCAGCTTGGCGGGGAATCAAGAAAGCATGGAACGCGGCACCAGAGTTTTTTAGTAATATAGGATCCAATATAAAAGGTGCATTTGCATATGTAGGCACATGGTTCAGTGATATATTCAGCAAGGCATATAATGGGGTTAAGAATAAATTTTCTCCGATAGTGAACTTCTTCTCAGAAACATGGCAGAAGATCAAGAATATATTCGGCAAGGTTGGAACAGCAATAGCAGACGGATTATCTGGTGCTGTGACATCAGCGGTCAATGCGATACTGAGCAAGGCTACAGGGATTATCAATGGCTTTATCCGGGCAATCAATTCGGCTATATCAGTCTTGAATAAGATCCCAAAGGTGTCGATATCGAGAATAGATGAGCTTGACGCTCCGCAACTTGCTGAAGGTGGTGTGCTTAAGCGTGGTCAGGTTGGTATCCTTGAGGGTAATGGAGCTGAGGCTGTTGTGCCACTTGAGAAGAATACTGGCTGGATCAAGAAGGTAGCCGAGGATATGGCAGAGGCTACAGGTGGAGCAGTGACTGGTGATTCGGAATCACTGAAGGTACTTTATAAGATACTGGAGATTATAAGACACATAGATGACAACATGTATGAGTGGATACTGACAGCTCTTACAGAGGGTGTGAGATTGAAACTTGATGGCAGAGAGTTCGGAAGGATGGTGAGAAATGCTTGAACAGCTTAAATATGTGAATCATCTCGGTGAGGTTATAGAGTTTGGCAAGAAAGGAACATTTGCAAACAGTAATGATCTCAGAGATTATGAGTGGACATACGACAGCAGCAGAAACCGTGCCGAGAATTTTAGAAAAGGGGTGGTCTCAAAGACCATCCCTATTGTTATATCTGCGGCAAATAAGAAAAAGTGTACAGATATTAAGAATAGGCTGTATGAGGTTTGTGAGAAGGATATTATAGCAGAAAAGAAGGGAAGGCTCTATATAGGAGATTACTATCTTGAATGCTATGTGTTTAGTTCGGCGAAGAGCAATTATCTTGACGTGGCGACATCGATGAATCTGTCACTTAAAGTAGTAACAGATGGTGGCAGATGGATGAAGGAAGAGTTGCACAACTATAAGCATGTACCAGATAAGTTTATTGAAGGTAAAGGCTATGAGTATTGTTATGAATATGATTACAACTCAATTTCTGACAATATCAGTAAGCTTGAGGTGGACGACTTCAGAAACTGTGATTTTGTACTCAGCATACATAGTGGTGCTGTTAATCCAGTCATATATGTTGACAATCATTACTACAGCGTTAGGTGTGTTGTTGGCGATGGAGATAAGATCGTTATTAATTCTGCAGAGCTTACGATAACTCTTGTGAAAGCAGATGGAACACAGGAAAACATGTTCAGATACAGGGACAAGCAAAGCGATGTGTTTGAAAAGATATCCCCCGGGAATCATCGTGTGATGTGGAATGGAAGCTTTGATTTTGATTTAAGTGTAATACATGAGAGAGGTGAACCAAAATGGACATAAGGTTGATATACACTGATGCAGACAGGGTAGAACAGGGATATCTCAGGAACTTCAGCGCAGATGTGGATGTTGCAAAGGATAAGGATTTCGAGGTCACTGTAGCGCAGGATAACAACATCCTGCAAGGCGGTTCTTGGTGGTATATCAAGAACACTGAGTACGGCGGAATAGTTGATAATGTCGGTGTGGCGACATCCGACAGAGAAATCAAATACACTGGCCGAAATCTCAGAGGCATCTTGTGTGACAAGATCATAGAGCCTCCGGCGGGGACGGATTACAAGATTGTATCAGGTGATGCAGTTACAGTGATCAATAAGCTCATTGAAGTGGCTGGACTTAGCAGCATATACAGAATGACAGGCGAATCATGGAATGTACAATCATTTCAGTTCAACAGATATGTGAGTCTCTATGATGGCATATGTGCGCTGTTGAGCACCCAGAACAGGGTTCTCAGGCTTGTGGTTAAAGATGGATATGTGACTATGAGTAGTGCGGTGCCTTACGATTATACAGAGGATAAGGATTGTATGAGATCGGATATCAACTACAATATCACACAGATCAAGAACAGATATAATCATTTAATCTGTTTAGGACAGGGGGAGCTTAAAGATCGTCAGGTGTTGCACTTGTATGTGGATGGTCGAGGAAACATCACAGATACACAAGTATATACGGGCATGAAAGAGCGCACAGCTGTATATGATTACAGCTCAGCCTCCAGTATTGACGAGCTCAGAACCAGAGGCATAGCAAAGCTTCAGGAGCTCAATGCAGACAGTCTTGACATGACACTTCCGGATATGTCAATGCAGATAGGCGATATCACAGGTGGCACAGAGAAAATCACAGGAGCAACAGTAAAAAAGCAGATAACAAATATCATAGCGAAGATAGATGATAACAGCATAGACATTGAATATTCAGTGTCATAGAAGAAAGGCGGATTTTATGAAGATAATAACAGGAAAAACAGGGAAACCACATGTAACGAGTGCAGATGATAGAGCCTTGCACAGAGCAGAATGGGATGGCGATGGATTTTTGTCGGTCTCCCAGCCACCAGTGCTGGTTAATTCAACGACACTTAGAGTATATCCGTGTGACATTATGTTCCAGGGGTGCCATGCTAGGGTTACAGGTACATATGAAGATCTTACTTTCCCTAGTGGAGAAACAGGTAAAAAGCGAGTTGATATTCTTGTTGCAAGATACACGCTGTCAGAGGAAGGACTTGAGGATATGTCATTGCTGATCTTGACAGGGCAGCCTGTAGAATCCTCACAGGAGCCACAATCACCTGTGTATGAAACTGGCATAATAGCCAATAATGTAAGTGTCGCCGACATGCCGCTTTACAAAATTATACACGATGGAATAAATGTGAGTGGGCCAGTTGCGATTGCATCAACTTTCCCCCCACTTAGTAATAAATATACAAAAGAGGAGTCAGATTTAACGACAAAGAATATCTACCAGGCGATATCGAAAACCGAAAAAACAGCGGCAGAGGCTACCGAAAAGACACAGTCTACTGCAAATGACGCAGCATCAATGGCTGAGGAAGCTATAGGTAGGGCTGAGGAAGCGCAGAAAACAGCAGACACTGCATTGTCGAAAGCGGATAATGCACAGAACACGGCAGACAGTGCAAAAACAGATGCTGCTAATGCGCAAAGCTATGCGGAAAAAATTGCAACAAAAAGCCTTGTTATATCTGATATAGTAGGCGCAACAGCGACTATACCAGGAACTGACGCAGGAACGACACTTCAATATGCCGTTGATGTAGAGCTTCCAATGAATACGGGTAGAATATTAGTTATTCCTAAAAATATCCCTAGTGGTGTCACATACATGGGATATGAAGCTTCTTCAATAAATCAGATTACATATTCGATAACTGTAAAAGCAAAAAATACAAACAAAGCAGATTCAAATATAAGCTTAGTTGTAGTAGGAGTTGCAAGACCTAAGAATCTTATATAGGGGGTTGAGCATGTATATAAATTTTGAAACAATAATTCAGGTTGGGAAGGTACTTGGAGCTCTTGCACTGATAGGAGGGATACTCATATCAATATATAAATGGTATTCCAGGCAGAATGAACAGGACATAGAGATCAAGAAGATGAAAGAGGAGCAGTGCATACTTACATATGGTACACTTGCGTGTCTTAAAGGTCTAAAGGAGCTTGGATGTAATGGACCAGTCACAGAGGCTATTGACAAGATGGAAAAACATCTGAACAAAGCGGCACATGATCAGGAATAGGAAGGAGATATAATCATGGATAAGTTAGCAATATTATTATTAGTTGTTGCAGTTCTTTGCACTTTGATATCGGTAATAACGGAATTTACAAAAGAGGTTGGAATACTGAAGAAGATTCCAACCTCTTTTCAGGTGCTTATAACAAGTCTCATCATATGTGAGATATGCTTGTTTGTAGCATTATCATATTTCGATATTCGGCTACTATGGTATTACCCTGTAGCTGTGTTCTTTGGTGCTTTTATTATCGCATTCATATGCACCAGAGGATGGGACTACCTGATCGAAATATTTAAACGATTTTACAGAGGTGGAGACATAGAGAAGGAGCGTGACGGGAAATGAATGGAATAGACATCAGTGCATGGCAGGGGGATAAAAATATAGACCTTGCCAAAGTGCCATACGACTTCTGTATCGTGAAAGCGACAGAAGGAACAGACTACAAGAACAGATACTTTGCAGCGCATTGCGATAAAGTTTTGAGTAGAAAAAAACTTCTGGGAGTATACCACTATTCAAATGGCGGAGATCCACAGAAAGAGGCTGACCACTTCCTTGCGTATGTAAAGAAGTATATCGGCAAGGCGGTACTTATTCTGGATTGGGAAGCCAAGAACAACCATCTGTTTGGTGTCAAGGATCTGGAATGGTGCTTGCAGTGGTGCAGTTATGTGCAGAAAAAGACAGGCATTAAGCCACTGATATACATCCAGAAGAGCGCTATGGATGCAGTGAAGAAAACTGGTTTTGGTCTGTGGGTCGCTCAGTACCCAGATTATGTTGAGACAGGCTACCAGGAGCATCCGTGGAACGAGGGAAAGTATAATTGCTTGATCAGGCAGTATACATCCGTTGGCAAACTCTCAGGTTACAACGGTAACCTTGACCTCAACAAGGCATATATCAGCGCTGCGAGCTGGAATAAGCTGGCAGGCAAGGCTAAGATCAAGCCTACATCTACGACAGCAAAGAAGAGCGTCAACACGCTGGCTAAAGAGGTGCTGGCGGGCAAGTGGGGCAACGGTACTGATCGTAAGAATAGACTCACAAAGGCTGGATATGATTACAATAAGGTACAGGCAGCAGTCAACAAGCTCGTCAAGGCTTCACAGATGTCAGAGGACAAGATCATCAATGCAGTTGCTCATGAAGTCATTATAGGCAAGTGGGGCAATGGACAGGAGCGTATCAATAGGCTTAAGGCAGCGGGGTATGATCCCGATAAGGTCCAGAAGAGAGTGAATGAAATATTATAAATAAGACAACATACAGGAAGGACTCCCCCATCACATTTGTGGTGGGGGTATTTTTTATGTACGAATATGAAATAAATAATACACCATAAAAGGTGTAAAACTGTTGACATTACACCATAAAAGGTGTAATATATAAACATATTAAAGAAAGGGATCACATAAATGTGACAAGGTAGAGGGAAATGATAATATCAAATGTACAGATTGCTGAGATGGTTGCCGCTAGAGGTTATGATTATGCAAAAGCTTTAGATGATATTGATGCTGGCAGATCTCCAGAAGATGAGGAACAGGAGATTACAGAAAAAGAAGTTGATGAAATGGTCGACGCTATATGTGGTGGTTTTGACTGTGAGAACGAGGCAAATGCGCAGATTGAGGAAGATGAAAAAGAGTATATTAGAAAAATATACGAGTCGCAGGATATGATATAATGATTATTTATTTAGATGTAATCGATAAGCTGGCTAAAGCTGGATATAATACGACAAGGATCCGGCGGGAAAAAATACTGTCTGAACATACTCTTCAGAATATAAGGGAGGGGAAATCAGTAACTTTAAACACTATTAATACAATCTGCAAATTGACAGGTTTACCTGTTGAGAAGATTATAGAATACCACCCGGATTAG